TTCTTCTCGCAGCACAATGAGCACGTTGAGAAAATCCTTTTGGATTCGAGCAATCAATACTCTTTTTATATTTATTCGTCCAATCTTCTTGAAACTGTTTAAATGTTTTCATACTTCTATTGCGGTGAAAACAACTTTGAATGTAGTAGAACTTGCAAATGCTGGGTGTCCTATAAGACGTAATGATCCTCCACTAATATCGCTAGAGAATGTTGCAATACCAATCGGTTGATTGATAGTACCATATTCACTCATATATGTTGTTGTTCCGTCGTGAATCACATTAATGGTTGTCATATTATAGTTAGTTCCTTCTGTAATTTGAACTTGATAACTGACAGATCTATAGGTTGATGCACTTATAGACATTACCGTAGCTGGAGAAGTTGAAGTCGTTGTTAGAATTCCAGATTGAATATCTCCAGCAATTAATTCTAAGTTAGTTGCTGATACTGGAGCAAAGGTAAATTTACTTGAAGATGCATCATATCTTAAAAATCTACCATCACCAATATTTGAACTATCAACATCAGTTAATCCAATTAATGTTGAAGATCCACCACTTAATGCTGTGCTGGCAATACCAACCCAATTTGTTCCATCATAAATTAAAAGTTTATTTGCTCCTGTGCTCTCATCAAAAGAAACATCGGAAAGATCTTTTACATATCCAGCTCCACCACCACCAATAGTTGCGAGTTGCTGTTGAACTCTATTGATAAAAAGTCTATAATGATCTTGTAAATCTTTTAGAGTTACATAGTTTTGATCTAAGGGAGTTAGTGGATCTTTATTTTTTACATTAGGAGGTTCTGCTAATGTGAGAGAAGCGTCTTCGGAAAGAAGTTTTTTCTCGTCAAATTTTTCAAGTATTTTTTCTAGTTGATTTATCTTTTCAACTAGATTTTTGTTTTTAACCTCTATCTCTTCTACATTTAATTTAACTAAAGCATCTTGAAGATCTTGACGAGCATTCTCAATGTGCTTCTCGTTTCTTACAAAATTAATTTCTAAGTCTTTAACCTTGTTTGAGATATTCTCTTCAAAATACCCAACTTCCTTTTTGAGTACATCATAATACTTTGATGTACTAATATCCAAATTACTTTGAAGTTCACATACATCTTCAGTTAAAGTATTTTCTAGGTTCTCTAATTTTGTTGAGAACTCACCTAAAGATTTTGAGTATTCTTCTAATTTTCTACTCTCATATATTTCTCTTTGTTTGAAATCATTATATAAGTTGTCATATGTTTTTGATGTTGATTCAATTTCGGATCGTGATTCATCAATGAAATTTTTTATCTCAGTAATTTTTTCCGACAAAACAGAATTAACTGATTTATCTTTATCTTTTAACTCTTTTTGTAAATTTTCAATGTCTTCATAAGCTTTAACTAATTTTTCATTAACTCCTGCTGAGATTTTATTAACCTCATCTTCAGAATGAAGTCTGACTTCAATTAATGAATTTTTGAATTTTGGAACTTCGGTATTGATAAAATCATTAAGTTGTTCTCTGATTAAATCAATATCTGACTCATACTTTTCTTTTACTTCCTCTAGTTTTTCCTGAACTAAAGTTTCAGTTTCCGATATTCTTGCTTCGGTTTTTATCTCAGTATCTGCAAAAAACTTTTTATATTTCGGAAGGTCTTTCTCAAGAATATTTTCTACTTTTTTATCAACTATGATAATATCTTTTTTGACACTCTCTAAATTTTCCTCATTAATTCTTTCAATTGTATCAGCAATTGATAAAAATCTATCGGAGATTTTTTCCTCTAAATCATTAACCTTTGAATCAATATCTTGTTTGTGATTTAAAAATCTACTATCAATTCTAGTTTCAGATTCTACAATTGACTTCTGAAAAGAAATAGATTCTACATCAACAAAGTTATTAACCTTATTTACAATGTCAACAACTTGTTCTTGTATTTCAAGTAATGTCTCTTCGTTTATTGATTTTATTTTGTTCTGTATTTCTTCAATTGTTTGTTCTACAAAGAACATCTGAGCTAACATAGCGTCATCAAGATCTTCTCTCTTTATGAACTCTTGAATCTCGCTTTGTAAACTTTCTACTTCTTCAGACAGAGCATTTACTTTTTCAACACTAGATGCAAATGATCCAAATGAATTTGTAAAATCAGATAACTTTTGTAGGTGTGAAAAGTTTGCTTTAAAATGATCGAAAACTTCTGATATTTTTTCTATTTTTTCTGGAGCTGCAGAATTTAACTGCTCTTTGACAACATCGAGAGAACTTTTTGGTGTTTTTTCATTAAAAAAATCTGAAGGCTTTCTTAGGGGCACCTATTATTACTCCATATCCATATCTATAAGTGTATTTATTTTACAAAAAAATCACTCATCTTTCAAGTTTTGATTTTTAAGTAGTTTAGCTAATTCTGCAGTCGATCCCACAAAAAGAGCATTTGTAACATTGGATGGACCTTTGCTCGGTTTCTCTTCTTCAACCTCTTTTAGTTTTTTCTGAAGATCCATCAATTTATCTGTGGCATCAGCAACATTTTTGATTAGTTGTCCCGCAACTTCATATGCTCTTGGCATTTCGCTTTCTTGAGCTAATTCTAAAATTCCATTAATTGCCTCTTGTCCCTTTTCAATTAGACTATACAAATTTCCTCTTGTATATTCATAATCTTTTTTGATATCTTCTGCAGAAGAACTAACCGCTTCAATTTTTTTAATAGCCCCTTCATTCTCTTGTGATACTATTTTTCCCTCTACGTTAAATGTCTCGTTGAGGTCATCAAATTTTTTTGTCATTTTCATAAGGTGCTTCCGCTAAATCCAAAATCATCCCCTTCTTCTATTAAAGCATTGTCTGCTGTTGTAATTGACTTAATTGGATCTCCCCTTAAGTGAGAAGTAATTGTTGTTCCATCTTTACCTCTCTCCACAGTTAGAACGTTACCATTTTTTAAAGTTACATATACTTCTTCCTCTCCAATATCCAAATAGGTTTTTGTTGAGATAGAACTGGCGTCCTCTACTGTAATTAGAACATCTGTCGTTGCAACATCTTTTGCTAATGTAGTGAGAGTAATTCCAGTATAATTTTTGGTTGCTCTTGGTGTAGCAGTAAATACAACTTCTCTTGTTGTATTTGTAAGATCTGTTCCAGTAAGGTAACTGATCTTTGCAGTTTTGATGATATCTTTTGTAGCAGTAGAAACTGGGCCAAATAGATATGTCTTTGTGGTAAATCTTAGAGTATACAAAAGAACTCTTCTAGTAGAAAAGTCACCCTCATAATCATCTTGCATTGTAACATTTTCTAAGACAATTGGAATATCTCTTTTCTCATCTATTTCATTTACAAGTTCAACTGTCAAATTATATGATGGTTGAAAATATGGTAGAATTTGTTCTATGATTTGTAAAGCATCATCATTCAGTTTTGACATAATGCTGAGTTCAAATTGCATATTATATGGAACTGGCATATATGCCTTTTTAGTTACAGTTCCATCAGTTGCACTTTTAGATGTAAATGTTTGAGTTGTTGTAACTTTTCTGGAAGAGTCATAAGTCAATCCAGTAAACTCAAAAGACATCCTAGGTAGTGATAAAGATGTTGCTTTATTCAGATCTGGAGATTGATTGAGTCTTGCTAAGAATTTTTGAGTTGGACCATATGCCAGGGGGACTTTAACGACACTGACAACTTGATTTGAGGAATTGGTATGTTTTATTGAAATATTATTGAAAAGAGTTCCAAAGGATATTACAGTCCTTCTCAAAATTTCGTTGTAAAAATACTCAAACATTGTTAGATTCCTATTATAAAATAATTAATCCTAATAAGATCTATTTATGGAATTCCAAAAGGATTGCGCTCAGAGAAGTCAATAATTGCATCTGCTTCTGTTTCAATTGAAGAATTGTCTGAGTATCCATCATCTGTTGGATTAGTATCAACCAATCTTAGTTCGTGAGAAGCACCAGACTCTGATCCAACAATATTCTCTCCTATTCTGAAAGAACCATTGACGTTAGAAACATCTAGTAGATTTGTAGTAGAGTTCCAAGACTTCACTCTTGCTGTTGTTCCACTTATGGATCCAGTTACAACTTCGTTGAAAATAAAGTCTCCTGTTGAAGTTAGAGATGGATTTGCTATTGTAATCGTTGGGGCAATGCTATAACCAAGTCCAGCATTTGTGATTCTAATTGTTGTTATTGTTCCTGCTGCACTTACCACTGCAGTGACCGCTGCTGAAACTGTGGTTACACCTGTTAAGAATACTTGATTTGTGAATGTAATTAGAGGTGTGGTTGAATATCCAACACCACCATTCGTTACGGTGATAATACCAACAATACCGTCGCCTATAGTTGCTGTTGCTGCTGCTCCAGATCCTCCACCACCAGTAAACTTGACACTTGGAGCAACCGTATATCCAGATCCAGGATTTGTTAATTGAACGCTTTGAACTGATTGTGTATTAGGATTCGCACTGTCCGTACATACTGTTATTCCCGATATCATTGAAGCCAAAGCGGTTCCTGTTACTCCACCCGCAGGTGCAGATGAGAAACCTACAGTTGGAATACTAGTATATCCTCCCCCTCTATTTGTAATAGTAACAAGTCTAATACCACCTAGAGTAGTGATACCTGCAACTGCTGTGGCAGTAACTCCAGTTCCAACAAGTGTGAGAGTTTGAGTGATGCCCAAAACAGTTGAAATACCATCCTCAGATAATCCATCAGATTCTCCTCCAACTAATAGATCATCAATTTGAGAAACTCCAGTATCAATGAGTTCATCTTCATATCTAAACAGTTCACACTTAAGTGTATAAACGTAATTTTTTTGAAGTTGATAAAATGGTTTTTCGTGCTCAACAAATTTAATTTCAAATAATCTGTCTCCTAGTGGGAAATAAATTAAATCACCTTCTTTTGGTCTAGTTGATAATTTGATATTTGCCTCATTCTTAATTAATGGTGTAATATACGTTTCATATCTCTCTCTAGAAACTGTAATTGTAAGTTCTTGAGTTTGTTGAATACCAAATTTTGATAGAATAGTTGTATTATCTGCATATCCATCAAAATTTTCAACATATGCTTCAAGTGGATATGCATCATCAAAAACTGACTGAATAACTTCTCTTATTACAGTTTTTTCTGTGATGTATTTTCTTGGAAGATAATAGATTTCCACCCCATACATTCTCAACTGTTCGTTAATTAGATCTTGTATTAAACCTTGCTCTGATCTAGAACCCTGTTGAAAAAAAGGATTTAGCATTTGATTATCCTATCATATCTAATGGAGGAAGTTCATATGTAGAAGACATTTTCTCTGCAATTGCATCAAGTTCTTTTTGTGCGTCATCATAAATTTGTCTTCCGTTTAATTCAACTCCGCCAGGTAATTTTACTCCTTGGAATTTGATTAAGTTTTGACCCCACTGACGTTTGATGAGAGACGTTAAGTATCTTTTTAAAAACGAATCATTCCAAACTCGACTGTAATCGTTGGGATCTAATGTGCGATAACAATCAATAATGATATAATCATCGACTTTAACACTTCCCCAGTCAATATCTAGATACAATCTATCTTGTCTTTGATTGAATCTAATTTGTTTTTGTGTTGTTAAAAGAAAATCAATGTCTTCCAGATAAGTTTTTACCATTGCATAGGTTAAAATTTCTGTTGAACCCCAATAGTAAATATCATTTAAGAATAACTGATACTTAATACTAAACATATTATTTGTTGTAGTATTAGTACCATCGAAGTGATAAATTTTTGTGATTCCAATAACTGCAGGTGGAATCTGCAAAAAGTTACTATTCTCTCTGTATGAAAATGTAGTAGCAGCACCTGCTATCGTAGCTGTTGCTGTTGTGGTTACGAGACCTACGACAGAGTTATTTCCTGGAGCTCTTCCTCTGTCAATATCGTCTTGAGTAATTTGATATTTTAAAAAAACTTGCCCTACACCATCAAAATGTCTTTCTTGAAAATACTGAATTGCATCATCAACAAGATCTTCTATTTGTTCGTCGGCAACATTAATCTCCAGCACTGGAGCACCCAGTTGTCTTTTGCAATAGTTAATTAGATCTGTTCTACTTGCTGGTTGTGCCATTTATACTTTCTCTCTTGAGAATATTTATGTTGGAGCAGTTGAGACGCCTGCAATAACTAAAATATTTCCATTTACTATATTGTAAACAGTTGATCCAGAACTAACTAAAATATCATAAACATATCTACCTTCTTTTAGACTACGAGTGGCGGTAGATCCCAATGAAACTTTGAATTTGCCCCCAGCAGCACTTGTAAATCCAACCGCAAAAGATGTTGTAATTCCCAGAGTAGCACCTACAGCAACACTCTTTGACATTGTTGCTGAGGCGGTATACCCCGAAAAACTAAAAGCAGAACTTGAGGTATTTAGAACAGTAAAATTTGTTACAAAATCAGCACCTGTATAAATGGTTAAATTTACACCTCTAGGAACTCCTGCATCTGGATCAAAAGTAATAGTTTTGTTTGCCATTTTACTCTCCTATTGATCCTAGGTTAGCTAAAACCTCTTGTTGTTTGAGATATAATTTGTAGTAAGACTTTGCTATGTCTTTTAATGCATCAACATCATTTATACTATCTATTTCCAAAGCATATTTAAAATACTCAAAACTTTTATTTAAATTTTTTAACTCTATTTTATCTGGATCCATTGAGTAACTCCTTGAGTAAAAATTTAATTTCATTGATGTCACTTTTCATATTAGCAACTTCATCCTCGATAGTTTGTATATGTTGATTCTTTTCTTCTTTTGTTGCTCTCCTAGAAATATATTGCTCATAATCTAATCTATTAACATTGATGATTGAATTTGTGTGAGGATCTCTCGCTAAATCAGCATGACCCTCCACTCCATAGTTTTCCATATTAAGCAAGAGAAATAACCCTTAAAT